AACCTACGCGAACTACAGAGAAGCGGTTGCAAACGTCAAGAAGTTCCGCCAGGCGTCGGCGTTCAAGGACAAGGACGGCAACCTACAGACCCGCCGCAATGCGTACAGCGTCGAGCTTCATAAGTACAAAGACGAGGTATTAAAACTGCTCACCGAGATGGGCCTGACGCCTTCGAGCCGGGCTCGCATCGCGTTGCAGAGAGACACGGACGACCACGACGACTTTTTGCAGTTGCTCGCATGAAGCCAAGCGAAAGAGCGATCAAATTTATCGAGAGCCTGACCCTTTCTGGCGATTACGCTGGCAAGCCGTTTATCTTGCGGGACTGGCAAAAAAACATTCTGCGAAAGATATTCGACACCCGCAACGAGGACGGGACGCGGCAGTACCGGGAGGCGGGCATCTGGTTGCCGCGAAAGAACGCCAAGACAGAATTGGCAGCCGCCATATGTTGCTTTTTTTTATACTGCGATCCGAAGCAGTTAGAAGTCTACTCGGCCGCATCCGAACGCGAGCAGGCGGGAATCATTTTTAAGAAAATGCAGGGGATGATTGAGGCCAACCCGCACCTAATGCGGTTGTCTAAAATCGTTGCGAATCAGAAGCGAATCATCAATAAAAAAACGGGTTCGGTGTTTGCGTCGTTGTCTAGCGTTGCAAGCAGTCAGCACGGATACTCGCCGAGCGTTGTCATCGGCGACGAGTTGCATTGCTGGCCGCGTCCCGATCTTTGGACTGCACTCACAACCGGATCAGCGACACGCACAGAGCCGCTATTTATCAGCATCACAACCGCTGGCGTGTACGAGCCCGAATCTCTTGAGTGGGAGTTGTACAATTACGCCTGCAAGGTACGCGATGGAGTGATCGACGACCCGACGTACCTGCCGATCATTTACGAAATAAAAAAAGGCGAGGACTGGCAGGACGAAAAAGTATGGCACCGAGTCAACCCTGCCCTCGGAGACTTCCGCAGCCTTGACAGCCTGCGACAACAGGCCAAGCGAGCGAAAGAGAACCGCCGACTAGAAAACGATTTTCGGCGTCTGTTCTTGAACGAACACACCCAGCAATCGACGCGATGGCTGACAATGGAGAAGTGGAACGCCTGCGCCAACGAGGGGCCGATCGAGGAAGGGCAGCAGGTATGCGGCGGTCTCGATCTTGCCAGTACCACGGACATCGCCGCTTGGTGCGTTTGCGGCCTGCGTGAGAATGGGTACGTTCTGCAATGGAAGTTTTTTATTCCAGAGGAACGGATGCGAGAGATTGAGAAAGTCGACCGCGTGCCCTATTCGGCCTGGATCAAAGACGGCCACGTTATCGCCACGCCAGGGAACACCATAGACTATGACGTCATTATCAGTGAAATAATGGCAGACGCCGACAGATATCTTATCGAACATATCGGCTACGATGCCTGGAACGCTACGGCGACCGCTCAGAAGTTGGAGCAGGAGGGCTTGTCGATGGTCAAGGTTTCGCAGGGCGTCGGCGGGCTGTCTGAACCATCGCGGGAACTTGAGCGATGCGTGATTGACGGCAAGCTGCAGCACCTCGATAATCCGGTTGCCAAATGGATGGCAAACAATTGCGAAGTCTACACCGACACCAGCGGAAACATTAAACCGATCCGGCCGAAGCACGGAGCGAGCGGCAAGAAAATTGATGGCATCGTTGCGGCTATAATGGCGATAAAACTGGCATCGACTCAAATGGTTGACGATTTTACGAACATCGGGACGCTCTGGAATGATTGAAACGCTCTGCGTTATACCGGCACGTTTCGGAAGCAAGCGATTTCCAGGCAAGGTTCTCGAATCGCTGCACGGCAAACCGGTCTTGCAGCACGTCATAGAGCGTTGCTGTCAAGCGGTTATGGTCGATGAAGTCGTTGTGAGTACATCGAAGGCAAAGAGCAACCGGCCGCTAATCGACTGGCTCGACAAGAACCGCGTCAAGTACTGCACGCCAAACGTCAGCGAGGACCGCGTGCTGGATCGACTCGCGGCAACTGCCGAAGAATACCCCAGCAAATATATCGTGCGAGTCAACGGCGATTCCCCGATGATCTTGCCCACTATGATCGATCGCGCCGTGATCGCTCTTAAAGATGCTCAGATAAAAAAAGCAGCAATCCCAACCGATTACGTTGGTTATAAATTTGACTCAACGCCGAGCGTGCTGACTAAGTACGCCGCGCCGGAGGCGTTTACCTCGCAGGTTCTCCACCTATGGGCAACCATCAGCGAGCATGTTACGGTGGCAGCATACGCGGGCGGGCTGTCTCATTGGATCGACCTCGACGGCCAACCGTTTACAACGGTCGTCGATACCCCGGCCGACCTTGCCCGCGTAGCGTTCAGGATGACAGAAATATGCAACTCGGAAGCAAGCACATAGGGCAAGGACAGCCCTGTTACATAATCGCGGAGATCGGCCAGAATCATCAGGGCGATCTATACCATGCCGTGCGCCTCATCCAGATGGCCGCATCCTGCGGAGTCGATGCGGTCAAATTACAGGCCCGCGATTGCCTCGAAGAATTTAGCGAGCAACGGCTCAATCAGCCGTACCAGCATCGAAACAGTTTCGGGAAAACGTACCGAGAACACCGCCAGCACCTCGACCTCGGCCATGATGATTTTCTATCGCTAAAAGATCGGCACCGCTATAACGACAACTCGGCAGCGTTATTTTGTACCGTCTGCGCAATCAGTCGCCTTGAAGCGTTAGAGCGGGACGACTGGTGCCAATTTTACAAGATTGCCAGCAAGGATATGGCCGACCTGGAACTTGTTGAGGCTGTAGCATCGACCGGCAAGCCGTTAATCATTTCAACGGGCATGGCAAAGAACGACCGAGCAATCGAGCGAACATATAACGCGGCAAGTAAGCTGGCACCCGTCGCCCTGATGTACTGCGTTTCGAAATACCCCTGCACGCTGGAATCGGTACACCTGGCCCGCATTGAGCAACTGAAAAAGAGGTTCGGTTGCCCCGTTGGGTACAGCGATCACAGCGCAGGGGTCAAGGCTCCGGCCATCGCAGCGATAGGCCGCAACGCCGATCTGCTCGAAGTACACGTTACAAAGAACAGGGCACAACCGGGAACCGACCACGCGGCAAGTCTCGAAGAACCTGGTTTGCGTCAACTCGTCGAATGGGTCCGAACAGCGGAGGCGATTAGCTGATGCCGGTTTTCTACAATGAAACGCTCTGCTATTTGCATATTCCAAAGTGCGGTGGTCTTTCCGTCACCGAAGCAGCCAGGGCCGGATTGCCAGGCTACACGGAGCCAGGACAGAAGCGGAAAGACCGCAAACCGGGCGCACCAATTGGCCATATCAGGGCTGCAGACTTCGAGCAATTTGTTGGCCGACCGCTCAACAGTTTCCGCGAGGTTTTTGCTACAATCCGATCCCCGGTAGACTGTGAATGGAGCAAGTGGAATTTCTGGCGGCGGCGATACTACAAGGACGGCGACCGAGTAGCGTGGCGGCACCCTGCGGATGCGTTTTGTTGGGAGCGATCCTTCGATGAATATATCAATTCGGGCATCGAACCGTTCAATGACTGGTACTGCCGGGACATCGCAAAGTGGGCGCGGCCAGATTATAACGCGGCAGGACGGTTTCGCTGGTGGCTTTTAGACAATGTGCAGACGGTCAACATCAGCGACACCAAAACAATCAACGCGATTCTAAGGCGGCACGGATGCAAGCGAAAAATCAGGCACTTGCACAAGACGGGGGCAGGCTCTCCGCAAGTCACGGAGCAACAAAAAAAACAAATCGAGGCGTACTATGCTGGCAGTCTTGCGTGACGCGGTTCTACTCGCTGGCGTTGGTTCGATTAGTTTCGGACTTTGGCAAATCTACCCGCCCGCGTCTTGGATATTTTCGGGGGCGGTTATTGCAGCCCTTGCCATTGCAATCGCAAGGAGCGCACCTAAATGATTCTTAGCCGGATATTCCAGCGAGCGGAACAGATACCAGCGGTACCGTTAAACACCGCAACCATCAGCCGGGTTTTAGGAGTCGGCGGGGAGTCATCGGCGGGAGTCGCAGTCACTCCTGACACGGCCCTCGGCTATCCTGCGGTCTGGCGTGGCGTAAACATCCGAGCCGGAACGGTTGGCCGGTTGCCGCTCAACGTAATGAAACGCTCAGGAGTCGGCAAAGAGATCGACGAGCGGCACCCCGCACAGCGGCTACTCAGGGAGCAACCAAACAGCGAACAGAGCGCCAAGGCGTTTAAGTCGCTGCTCGAATCGCACGCGATCTTGGCGGGCGGCGGGTTTGCGTTGATCGCCCGCGACGAGTTTGGACAGCCGACAGAATTGATACCTTTGGACCCTGCCGACGTTATGCCGTTTCGAGAGAATGGGCGACTCGGCTATTCGCTGGTAAATGGCGGCCAGATGATCGTCGAACTCCCCGACAATATTCTGCACATCAAAGGGCTATCGTGGGATGGGATCAACGGCCTCGGAATTACGGACGTCTTGAAGGAATCAATCGGTCTAGGGCTTGCTGCGCAGAAGTGGCAGAGCGTGTTTTTCAAAAACGGCGCAGCCCCTCAGACCGTCATCGAATTACCTGGCTCGCTGCGAAACAAGGAAGCGGTTGAGCGGTTTCGGGCGATGTGGGGCAAACGTCACAAGGGAATCGACAACGCACATCAGCCCGCGTTATTGGAAAACGGGGCACAGCTTAAAAGTTTCAGCGTATCGCCGAATGATGCTGAAATGCTGGCAACGCGGGAATTTGAAATCAAGCAAGTCGC